TGAACCTAAATACCAATTCCCATTAGAACCGATGGTAGGAGTGGTTCCTGCGGGTCCTTGCGGTCCCGTCGCCCCTTTTGCTCCAGTAGCTCCAGTATCCCCTTTAGGACCTCGTGCCCCGGTATCTCCTTTCGGTCCCTGAGGCCCTTGCGCACCTGTTGCACCTCTGGATGGTTTACCAGTATCAGTAGAACCTAGGAACCAATTTCCATTCGCGCCAATTGTAGGCGTAGTCCCTGCCGGTCCCTGCGAACCTGTTGCGCCCTTTGCACCAGTAGCCCCGGTATCTCCCTTTGGTCCCTGCGGCCCTTGCGGACCCCGTGACCCTACCACTTGCCCTAAATCTATATTCGCCATACTATCACCCCTTTAGTTTGTGAATAGAAAACCGAATATTATTATAGTTTCTTTAGCATTGATTATTTTGTCTTTTGTAAATGTGATAAAGCTTGTGTCTTTCGCGATTAAGGCGGGTGATATATATCCGCTAATTTGAAGACGTCCCACTCCTGGTACTAAAAGACCACCGACTAATTGAACTACATTTTGAGATGAAGTAATAGAAATTTCTGACTCTGATGGGTTATGAAGTTCTGTATATATAAATACGACACTTCCAATTTTATAGGTTTGATACTTTACCAATTCCAGCCCCGTTTCCGGTACGATTTGCAGTACATACTCCTGAGGCTTCAGAGGATTCAGTTCTTCCAAATCACCCTGAATTTCTGTAATTTCCCCATCAATTCTATCAATCTCAGAACCCAGTTCTTCCGATAGAGTTTCAATGGCCTGATTTAGCTTTTCCACTTCATCGTCCAGTCTTTCCCGCGTTACTTCCGGTGTGACATAGTTCCATTTATTATTATAAAATAGGAAGGAAGCGGAACCATTGATAGTAGTCTCCCCAGATGACAAAGCAACAACGCCATTCCCCCGGATGAGAGCAATGGTATTATTTTGAATGTTCTGATGAGGAAGCGTTACCGTTTCCCCATCGAACATAGTTACATAGAAGATATTGCCTTTGATGGATTCAAATTTCTGAATACTTGCCATGATTGTTCTCCTTTCTATTATACAGTAAAACTGTAGTTTTGGGGCGCTCTTCCGCCTGAGCCAGAATATTCCCCAGAATCAATGGCAATCACTACCGGATTCGAGCCTGTTTTGTTGTTTGTTGCCGCGATCCAGTCCGTAGTCCACGTTGCACCACCGCGCCAATTATTCTGATATACGATCAAATAATCATTTACTTTAGAAGCACCATTTAGGGTAAGGGAACCGTAAACAGGGTAACCGTAGTACGTTTCTTGGGTTTTAACCTGTACTTCCAAATATGTCTTAAACATATAGTACAGAACACCGCTTTCTCGTTTTGACTGCACTTGGATATCCACGGTAATTGTCGGTGAGGAAGCGCTTGTACCCCAGTACGTCTCTCCCTGTGTAAGCTGTGTGTAACCGCTTGCCGGATAATCTTCGGTTCCCCCACCAGGAGTAAGTCCTGAGTACCCCGCGTTCTTCAAGCAATTGTAAATATATTCGGCCATAAAATCATTATCATTCCACTGCACACGATTGAACGTAATGTTTCCGTTTTTATCGGCCGGTATATATTGAAGTGACTCTTCTAATTCAGTTCCTCCGTTTCTTCTTCTGCTCCAAATTCTATTACTGGTGAACCAAAAAACATCGATTAACTGTGTCGAACTAAAAAATGAGCCGATAGTAGATCCAAAATCTTGACCCTGCCAACCACCAGCTATATTAAACATTCCCGTTGCACCGCTCGACTGAGCTTCGATTTTGGAGATTTTAGCTGCAAGAAGGGCATCAATATCATCAGCAGGATCATTGCTATAAGTCGGTGATAGATTGTTTGCCGAATTGGCTGTACCTCCATTCGTTTTTGCACCCGCGAACGGCCCGGATTTTAACGTCTGAAGCTGTGTTGGCGTTACATCGGATGAAGTAATCTTACCATCACTTCCCACAATTGATACCGTATTCGGAGTTAAGGAGCCGATTCTATCATCCTGCCCGCCACCGCCTCCACCTTGTGTAATAGAGACAGAAACATTGTCGGACCCATTGAATGTGGTAGGAGACCCGTCTACATTGATGGTAAGAGTTCCTGCGGTGGACTTAGCGGGTCCTCCAGCAGTAGCGGAACCAGCGAATGGTCCGCCTGTTGGAAGACCGGATTCAATGGATTCTACTTCTGAAGAAATGGAATCAAGCTGTTTTTGTATGTTGCTTTTCGCTCCATCAAGATAATTTAGCTCTGTTGAAGAAATTGGAGAGGAAACAATCTTTCCAGTTGAATCAACCTGAGCCGCTGTGTTCGGTGTCAATGTACCAATTTTGGTATTCAACTGATTCTCAACTTCTGTGGGAACCTGTGAGGAAACTTCGCTCTCTACCATAGAAGGTAATTTTAGATTAATAACTCGTTCCACTTCATTGGGGATTGTTGTGTTGGTAATGGTATTTTGGAAGTTCGCCCACTGTGTTTTCAGATTAGAAATCTGAGAATTAATAGACTCCGCGAACGCATTCCATTCTCCCTCAAGGTCTGTAATCTGCCCATTAATCTTATTCTCGAAATCGCTGATTTCCTGCTTCATCTGAGAAATCGCTTCATTGATGGTATTCTGAAACTCTCCCCAATCTACCTTCATCTGTTCCCATTCTTCAAGAACTTCCTTGAATTTCCCTAAAATGGCATAGAGCAATTCAAGTTCTGTCATATCATCAGAAATCAGATAGGGCCAGTTTTTAAAGCACCATGCTCTAAATGGAGTTAAACCATTCTTGTCGTATCCGTCCATTGTATACCTCCTTTATATAATGAGTCCCATGAAATTCTTTTTAAGATCCATGGTTATCATGCTATCAATATTATATATGATTTTCTGTGCTTCTGCAAGTACCGAAGGGATCGTAAAGAACCCACGTCTTCCCTGCACCTTTCTCCATTCATCCACGTTCCCATCTGTCTTTCGGTTTGCTGTCGTGTCCGTGTTCTTACTGGAAGTTCCAGAATCAGAACCGCTTGATGTTGTATCCGTGTTATCCGTCCCGGAAGTCGTACCGCTGGAATTTGAATTAGAATTATTCTCCTCCTCGTCCAGCATAGAGGCGTAGTCCCTCGCGTAGGTTCCCGATGCAAAGTTGACTTGCGGTTCATCAGAATGAAGCTTGAAACCGTTGAAATCATTAGAGGAAGTAGACTGTGCTTCTGAAGAGGAGGTTCCCTCCACCTTTCCGGTGTTAGAGAATTCACTTGAGGACGTTCCCTCTTCCTTGGTATTTCCCTTGTCGTCCCTTGTTTCATCGTACTTTCGATTGAAGATATCCGTGAAATCGGTATCATTGATCAGGTCCTCAATAGAGATATCAGAAATTTCTGATAATTGAGTCAGAGCCAAGGCGTTATAATAGGGCATGATTCTGTTCAAATTCTCGTTAAGATGAAAGATCCAGCTCTGCACGGTTTGAAACCCGATTTCATATTCATAATAATATTGAAGAATCTTTTCACAAAGAGTTTGCCGATGAGACTCATTCCATATCGGGAAGTCTCTGAAAATATAGGGAACTGCTTTGGTAATCTGTTTCCACATATCCGGTTCATCTGGATTATAATACCGGATAATGTCGGAAACCTGCATTGTGAAGGATGCTCTACTCATCTTTTGAAGGAACATCGTCACTACCTCCCTTCGATTGCTCGGGCTGCCCTGCTATATAATATTCATCCGCATTGGTAATGCTGGAAAGAATTTCAGAATTGAACCGAACCTGAATATTCGTACCCGCCAGCTTATTAAACTTCTCCAGCATTCGCTCCCTTGGCTGTAGACGGGAATTTCTATAGATTTCAATCGGCTGTGTATTGGAATTGACTTCATCCACTACCATTCTTTCCTTCTTATCTTTATCGCCGTTTTCGATACCGAGAATGGTAAAGATATCATTCCAATATTGATGAGACTGGATCTGAAGCTTGTCTACCACGTAAGGCGCGTTTGTATTCAGTACATCAAATTGCTTCATGTCAAGGATCCCCTCCACACCCACAATCACGCTCATATTGGAATCAATTTGATCCACTGCATTTCTAACAGTCAACTCGTTTTCCTTGTCCGTCACCACAATGACGGGAGTCTTCTGTGCGTGAATATTCACATCCATTGTCCTATACAAGTCCGTGAGACGTGGTATATAATCCATCAAAAGCCCATAGGTGGACAAGCCTCTTTTGGATAGATCATAACAGCATACTCCATTGTCCGGTGTGACGTTGAAATTATAGCCATGAAAACCAATCGCCTTACCGGATGTCGGCCATCCATACACATCATAATCTTTCCGGGATCCTCCAAGGCCGAGGATCATATCCCCATCCTTGAATAGCCATGCGAATCCATCATAGAATAGCTTGCGTTCAAAGAAATACGGATTAAATGTATCCGGTGCATTCTCATAGATGAATGAATTGACGGCCAGTAATTCAATCATATTCTGAACGCGGTCGAACGTCCAGGCGTTTGACCAATTGGCGATATCACGTAGCTTGTTCCTGTTCCTCGCCATGTCCTATCACATCCTCTCTGAATCCTTTTACGCTTGGGGAATTGTCAAATGAGTAGTTGCCAACCTGAACAACCCCATCATTGACATGCCAGAACGTGATTCCGTTATCAAATATGCTTTTGATTTTTGCCGCGTCATTAAAAGGAAGATAACCACCCAACTTACAGCCTTGCGTTTTGATGAAATTCCAATATTTCCTGCTATCCAGATTCGGCGTTTTAATCTCATTTACCGTGTACCCGTATGCCCATAGGAAGTCATCAATGATTTTGGCATACTCTCTTGATACGGTATAGTGATAAACATTGAATCCCTTGATGGACAAGGAAATATTTGCAGAGCCTGAACCGGTTCCTCTTACTTGGTCAGCTTTTGTCTCTATGGCTTTCTTTCTTGCAAGAGCGGTTCTTGCATCGTTGACAGAACTAGCGACCCCATAAGCTCCGCCAAGAACCCCTGATGCACTTCCACTTGTTAAAGAAAGAAGAGTGTTAGCTGACGCTGTAATTGCGGATATCAAATTCTGCTGCTGCTGAATTTCATACACTTCTCCATGCATGGCTGTCCACGCCTTAAACGTATCAATGGTATATGCACATTGCGGATAGTTGGTTACATTCATCTTTTCTTGATAATTCACATCTTGGTTCTTATATCCAATAGGAACCATTGTAATAACAGGAGAAGCAGAACCACTCCCCCAGCAACCAAGCCTGATCTGTTTTTGATTTTCAAAAAACTCTACTTTTAGCGTAGCAGTTAGCCCTTCATTATTGGTGACTACCCAAAAGCTATAAGGATAGGTGTACATCTTGTAGCATCTTGGCGTGTAGCCATCCAATGTTAAAGGGAGGTTCGCGGTTAAGTTACTTACCGCAACACTGCCCGCGTTAAATGTATTGGTAACAAACTTCGGGCACATAAATATAGAAGCAATACCCTCAGATTTATTCTGTTTCGTAGCTTCGTTTAAAAAATTATTGAGTGCAAGAATCCCTTCAGTATCCGTGTCGAAAACACTGTAGTGCAGACCTGAATAGATATTGGAATACATTCCGCCTTTAGCATCCTCGAATGAACCGCTCCCCGCATCGAACGTAAAAGAAGACGCGACAACAATTGACATTTCAGTCAAGGACGGATTCCAATCCCCATCCGCGTCTGAATATACAAAGTCTCCTGTTTCAAGCTCTTCGTCAATAATGGCATCCCCCACAATATCCGTTGTTGTGTGCTCCCGCTCTACAAAGCAATCTCTAAGAAGCCATTCAAATTGCCAAGACTGCATAACGTCAATTTCAAACTTCACAAGCGTCATACTTGGGGATACATATTCCAAACCTGTTATGAAAGCAAACCACCATTTATCATAGTAGTTCGCGTTTTTGAACATCATATAATTATAACGAGTCAATTCATCAGAATTGACAGGAACACGGATTGTATCCGTGTCCACTGTCCTAATTTCTGTAAAACCGTTAATAGTAATTCCACTTAGACCCTCAAAATAGGAATATTGCGCGGGCATATCTGTGAAACGCAAAGTATCCGTATATGAGTTGTCTAAGGGAACTTGCAGAAACCTAACTTCTCCAATTGGAGTTTTTGGTTGAACGTTCATTTATGCTGGACCCCCCCGCTTGGATTATTCCGGTGTGTATGGATTATCATAGTCCGCATATAGATGACCACCCTCAATGGAGAAAGTCGGACTAATACCATCCTTACCAGCTGGACCGGTTGCGCCCCTTGCACCCTGAGGTCCCTGTGCGCCTGTGTCACCTTTTGGACCCTGAGCGCCAGTAGCGCCTTTTGCCCCTGCTGGACCCTGTGGTCCCTGTTCGCCAGGGTCTCCCTTCGGACCCTGAGCGCCAGTAGCGCCTTTTGCCCCTGCTGGACCCTGAGGCCCCACAACCTGACCCAAATCTACTTTTGCCATTTCTTCTCCCTCCTTATAGAATGCTATTAAATGTCCGTTTTCCACATCAAGATGATCGATCTGCTGATATTCAGAATTTGTGTTATATGTCACGATTAAATGCCCTTCTTCCAACACAGCTCCGGAAATATCCAGACTCCTCTAAGCCAGAGTAACAGAAGCTGTCTTCGCGGTGGTTCCATCCTGATTCGCGACCGCTCGAACCGTAATGGTAGCCGCGTTCTCATCGGGGGCAATATACAATAGACCATTCTCATTAATGTACGTGTTCGGGCTGTTTTCTCCGGAAATTTCCCAAGTTACACTCTTGTCAATGCCAACGCTTCCCGTAACCGTTGCGGTGAACTGATAAGACTGACCTTTCTTGTACTGAGTTACAGAGGCCGGGTTAATCGTTACAGCAGTTACCGTCATTTCTGCTGTCGAGAATGCAATCAGCATACCAAACGGTGAGTCGCTCATGATCTTATGATGATGGTACCAGAAGAACTGCATCATAGTCTCACCGATATTCGCGGATTCAGACTCAATCACAGTATCCAGAACCATGAGCTTATCCTTACTCATCATCATGATGGAAATCGTATTGAGGAAGGTTTCCTCATCTGACGTAAAACGACGGTACCAATTCTTGTCGGGAAATAGCTGCTCCATTCGCTCGTATTCCTCTTCAGTAGGTACCAGACGGTCGAACCGCTTTTGGACACCGCTCCACTCTACCTTATTCAGGTTAAAGGCATTCGCCAGTACATTGACATTCTGCACGGCCTTAGCACGCGGTGTCATGATAACCCATTGTTCAGACTTTGGAAATGTTCTCAGTACGCCAGCCGCGTTATAATCCCTGCTCATGAAGTCCAGATCATCAGAAATCGCAAGAATATCCTCGGCCACATCCAACGCATTCTCTTTCGTAATCACATCAATGTGATTAATCTTGGCATGTCCATCTACAATGTTTCGAGCGACAATGTAGCGCATTGCCAGATACTCATCATACTGTTCAGAAACCTCAGCTCTGGAAATCAGGTTGCTCAAAAGATCCTCAACGCCAGATGCATAGGAGAATGCCTTCCTCAGCTCGAACCTGCTGATGGGAATCTTATAGAATGTTTTGTAGTTAATAAAATGAAGCGCCTCTTCCACCTTGGGTTTATCCCAAGCGAAGTATTCGTCTGCCCCTGCATTCGGGTTATACAGATGAGGCATTACAATCTCAACGAATGCTTCCCTTGCGATTTCACCGTATTCCATCGTACCGAGCTTTGCATCCGCCCATTCATTATAATAGATGGCTGATTTGATGATAGTTAAGCCGATGGCGTTTAACATTCCGACAAACTGATTGCGGATATCCGCGTTTCCAATAATCGCTGTTCCGATTCTCTGTCGGTTTGCATCACTTCCATCTGCAATCGGTACAGAAGTTGCATATCCGCCGCCTAACGTATTTCTAATTGCGTTCAGAATATCCGTAGACGTAGCGGACAATACTGTTGTGTCCCTGGACGGGATCATTGCCATTACAGATCACTCCTTTTTCCAAATAGATTTTGAATTGTGATTGTTTCTTCTTTGCTTGGTTCCTCTTCTTGAGGATCTACTTCTTTTTCTTCTTTTTCAAAGGACGTTCTACCCTTAAAAAGAAGATCCCTTCTTGCTTTTCTCTCGTCAGAAAGCTGTGTTGACAGCGACTCATATTCACTAATTCCCGCGTCAAAGCTTTCTCGCAAGGCTTGCAATTGAGCCAGTTCCTCATCATTCAAGCCTTCTCTTACAAAGGGTTCAAACTTGCTAAATAAATCTTTATCCATTATAACACCTCATCTTAACCTATCAAAACGTCTTAAGTAGTACATCCAGTTCATTTTCTTCCCAGCAACAGGACTAGGACCAGGGGCGATATCGGGATGATACACGAACCCGTTCAAAGTGGAATCAGCACGCCAGATATAACCGTTAGAAGCATACAAACGTTCGGTATAAAAATACGTTCCGTTGTAAGCACTATTTGAAGTCACAATGCTGTTCACACTTCCATCCGCATTGTATTCAATTTCCTCCACAATAGCGACATGTCCGCCGCCTTCATAGTCCCATGAAACATTAGCGCCCAATCGTGGAATCATAGGATCATGCTCATAGCCTGCTTCAATTCCCATCTGATACCAATCCTTACCATCGTTATATCTGGTAAAATTGAATGGTTCAGAGGACCCCTGAAGCTCATACCATCTCCCTAACGCGTAACATGTACAGTTAGGCATACCATAACCGCTTTGGTAGTAGACGTTATCCGCATACCAATACGGGTTATTGAGGATCCCATCATCTGTGAGACGTGGTATAAAATCCGCCATTATACACCACTCCCTAAAAGGCTATTCCACGTTTCCACGCCGCAAATACCGTCCAGCTTCAGATTGTTAGCAATCTGGAATGCTTTTACTGCTGCTTGCGTGGAAGGACCGTATACGCCATCAATACCATCCGGACCCAAGTCATAATCCAGCATATCCAGAATGAACTGAAGCATCAGAACCTGCTTACCCTTATCTCCACTGCTGATTTCTTTTGGTTCAAACATAACCTGAAGCATGGCATTCTTTTCGTCACCAATACCGCCATTCAATGCATACGTGCTTTCTTTCTCCATCACTGCACCTCCATTCTTTCATATAGCTTCGTAAGGATATTTGTGTTGTTATCAAGGCTCTCCTTTAACAACGCGATTTCTTCTTTATGCGCGTCTTTCTCGTCCATCAATGCGCGCCACATCAAAAGAAACGCGACAATAGGGAACCCGATTGTTGAAATTGATTGCATAATAGCATCCATTACTTCCATCAGCATCCCTCCTTCATGTTAATTTTACCATATTGACAATAAAAAAGCAAGCCCCCACTGAATCAAAAGGGGGGCTTGCCATAAGGAAAAAATGTTCATTTACAGGGCAACTATATTATAGCATGATTTATGATAGATATCAATACCTTCTATTATATTTTTTCGCTGGCTTCTTTTCCTCTTCTTCTGAAGATGGAACTTTCGCGTTATGAATGAAGTCAAATTGCTCCGCGACAACGTTCGTGAATGTCCTTCGGTTCCCATTTTCGTCCTCATAATTGGAAACGTCAATTCTACCCTCGATTAGTACTCTATCCCCCTTATGAGTATAATGACCGAACACGTCTGCTCTCTGTCCAAACATGATACACGGCACGAAAATCGCGCTCTTCTCACCCTCCCGCGCGTTATAATGGTCTACCGCCACCGTGAAGCGACAAATCACAGTGTCATTAGCGCCTGTTCTGTTGTCCGGGTCCGCCGTTAATCTTCCTTGTAAAATCACCTTGTTCATACTAGCATCCTCCTAAATATTATTACCTTTGAAAAGGTATCTTCATTATATCATACAACTTGCTAGTTGTAAATAGGTTTTAAATAAGTTGCAACTTTCTGATAATTTAAGACTCCACGTTCGTTTTAGGCGGAAGAATCCTCTTCTGTCTTGCATCTAATACATCCATCCCATAGAAATAGGCGATTGTGTTATCCGTGTAGAACGTCGGTTGTTTTAGGCTCACCGCGTCTTTATAGGCCGTTAGAATGAAATCTTTAGACACGGCGTTCCTGCTGATTATGTTTTCAAATTCGGGATTGATATAATAAATGTATTTTGAAGATAGTGAACCGGTTCCGTCGTGGGTTACCACGTTGAACGACTTTTTTCCATCCGTAAAAGAATGGACAAAATACATCTTGCCAGCCAGTGATACCCTAAAAAGAATAACATGTTTCAAATACTTATTCTTTAATAATAATTTGTATTGACTAAAGTCTATTAGAAATTCATCGTCTGCAAACTCGCCAGTAGTTGCGATTTCATTATGAGTTACCCGTAAGACCCTTGGAATTTCCTGCTCTGCTTCATAGCTCATTTCTGCATATTCGACACAAACCCTTGCTCCATCCGTGAAACCCGGTACCTGCAAATACCGAATATCCCCCGGTCGAATGTGCATCTTATCCACGTCAATCCCAAAATAATCAAAATATATATTATGCTTCTTTATGACATTTCCAATGAACCATACCCTGATAGACCGATGCCGGCATATAGTAGATACAAGAGATAAAAGTAAGTTAATTTCATTCGGGAGATAATCTAAGTCGGATGCCGGAACAAATTCTTCAAACACTAAATTATCAAGTTTTGGGAAATTGGATGACTTATATTTGTGCTGATTGAATAGCGAGAAAGCAAATCCTACTGTTTCATTTCCAATAAACCAATTTCCATGCTCATAGATGATTTTATTTCCGGTGATATCCTGAATGTAGTCTTTTACCCCACCCGGGAACCAATCATTCAATAAGGAAGCTTTCATATCGGATTCATATCTGCATACGCGCCCAAACTGGATACCCTTGGTATACCAGTCATAAAATAATGCATCCTTACACACGCTATAGGATTTCCCGTTGGAACGTCCTCCAAAGATAAAATTGTACTCGCATCCGCTGTCATAGACTCTTTTGCAATTATAATATTTCATACAACATCTTCCTCCTTACATTTTACTTCAAACTTATCTCGATACTCGAACCCATATCCTGAACCTGTTTTGTAAATCCATATCGGATAACAGGAACGCGGATCCACCCAACTATCCTTTTGAAACTTTAATAATTGATACAGAAACATTGAATTCAACTTGCTGTTGGTCGCTAAAATCGTATAATCAGCCCCTACCAATTGTACCCCGCTATATTCATGGATCCAGCCTAATGTACCATTTTTGTCGCATACCTCTTGATCAAACCTCGCGTTACCATATATAGAAGCTAGCTTACTTGTTACGCTTTTATCTATAATGACGTTCGGTCTGAAATACATCTTACACAATCGTTCAAAATTATCATCGCAATATGTATGATAGAAATAAGTATACATCTTACTCCCCGAACGTTTATTCACACCGGATATTGTACACTTTACGGAATCACCCTCTAATACAATATATTTCTTTGCACCCCATGTGCAGAACCAATCATAGGATGGTTCTTCATCCATAGCCCCTATATTATACCATCCATCCAACCCCTTTACAAACCTTCTGAATAATTCATAGCATTGTTTCATAACCTTTCTTACACCATCTTCATCACCATGTACTTTTATACTGTCCGTATCCCAATAAATAACATATGCGTTTGTATGCACAAAAAGACAGTAGGTGTATATCGCCAGAGAAAGACGAGAGAACGCCGTGATATGAAGTCCTACAATAAAGTTGCGCATGATTCCCTTCTTTTTAATTTCATTGAAATCCGCCTCTTCAGAACTGTACATCATGCCAAGACTGTCATCCCAATCCATATGAATATCATCTTTTAATATCTTTTCTACGTTAATACCATATTGGCCGTTTAAGTGTCCTTTGGATTGCATGTATAATTCATGGATCTGTTCGGAAAACTCATCATAATTTGATTCTTGTAAACTCATCAGCACTTCGATGTTTTCCTCATTCATGATAGGCTTCCCATCCTTATAGAAATCTTTCCTGTCAATAGGCTTCCCTTCTTCTGTCTTCGCATGAATCGGTTTTAGGTTCGCCTTTAGGTTTAAATACGCATAATTCGTATTGCGAAGATATTCATGAACCTTTCGTATCTGACTTGCCACGAACAAACGTTTGCAATCCTCAATTTCAAAATCGTAAAATAGCGAATAAGCAAGCAGATCCACTGCTGTTGCCTTTAATTCCAGACGCTTTGCAGAAAATACGCGTCCATTAATCACCAACGTTTGAGAATGAATCCGTTCCCCCCATCCCATCTTTATGATATCTGTTTTAGACTCTGATATCAAGGCCATCTGGTTAGACTTCTTATTTTTTCCATCTTTCCCGTAAAACTTCTTAATCTTTACGTTTTTCAACACAACCTCCGCCATGAAATAGTACTGGACCGGTCTTCGCCAGTTCCTGAAAAGACCGTTCTCAATCTTTCCATACTTCATATTATAGGATATATTTCTTTCGTGCAAGTCTCTTACGGTCTCTTTTAGTTCTGCATTATATTCCACAAAATGGTAAGGAAACTCCCTTTGCACTGTAGACGCTGGATAAGAGGACCCAAAATCAAAAGACATGCACCCTTTTACCGGGACGCCTACAAAAGAGGGATTAGCCGCTACGAAAGCACCGCAAAAAAGGTCCTCCAGCCATTCCACTGTTTCTTTAGAATCAGGAAGTTCTCTTCTACATTCCGCTAAATATAGCTTGCTCAATGAAGATTCTTTTCTCTGCTTTCCGCTTTTCAAAAATACCTTTTTATTAATTGTTTCTTCTTTTAAGTTATTCTTTCTTGTGAATGACGTATATGTATACACACTTAAAGCATCCTCTAAAGAACATATCCAGTCATATTTCTTATACTCTGAAACAATCGCTAAAAGAGTTAAAAAACAATCTCTTCTATTATATTCATATTCCACTTCAGGCAATTCCGAAAACCAAAAGTATTTCTCTGAATAGTCAATGTCAAGCTTCTTATAGCCAAGCCTTTCCCCCAGAGCGCGTAAGGACGCGTTCAGGAGCCTTGCAGAATCTCTAAACTCAATATTTCCGCAAGCTATCTTCAATGGTTTATTCGGTTCTGTATATAATGAATTGTCATCATCATAGGTGTTATGACAAAAGACAGAATTTTTATAGAAGAATGTCCATTCATAAGCCAAGTTATGAATAAAAATGACTGTTTTATAACCACTATTATTTATATCTATCAGCATTTCATCAAGTTCATTATATGTTCTATAAAACCCATGAAACCGCGCTTTCTCTTCAATGTTTGAATAGTTGATATTTTTGAAATTATCTGATAAATTAATAGAAGCCATGCTTCCTAAATAAAGCACGGCCCCTTCTTCTATATCCGTTGTCTCTATGTCTGTTACATAGATATTCGGATTATATTCCAGCTTCCCCATTTATTTCATCTCCTATTGAAAGAATGGCGCGGATAATAGATCATCAATCAACTTAATCAAGGCTTCACCCGATTCCTTATCCGCTTCAGGAATCTTCCCTTCCCGAATAAAATCTCGAACTTGTCCGGACAATTCTCTAAAATAATCCTCTACTACTTGATCTGAAGGGCGATTATACTTGGCTCTTCTTAAGGCGTCCATTGCAGAAAATAAATCATCAACCACGTTAAAACCAAACCTTGCCGCCAGCTCTCTGATCTGATTGAATGTTTTCATATCAATCTTGTCTGTGAATACACCCGACGCAAATATATTATAGGCCCTATTAATCGCTTCGCGGCGAATGCCACTGATTCCAACAGGCTTCACACGCTCCTGCAATGCATCTTGTAAATCCAGAACCATCTGTTTTCCAGAACGTCTGTTCGCTTTTAACATTTCCTCGGTCTGGCGAATATCCCGGATCCTTCCCTTAATCTCCTTTGTTTCTCGTTCAGAAAGAGATTCTTTCTCTAATACCTTTTGAAGTCTTCTTCTCGCGGCTCCCATGCTTTCCAACTGCTTATTCCTCAGCGCGTTTAATCCTCGCTTTACAGCTGGATCCCTTAAATCCAATTCGAATAATTTTGACAGGTTCTTTCTTAAATCTACACTCCATGAGTTTTTACCCGTCTTCTTAATCGGTATACCATATTCCTTCAAGCGGTATACGTCCTCATTCCAACGTTGCCTTCTATCAATTCTCTTCGCCATGAGTACACCCCCAGTAATAGAAAAGATGGCCGCCAGGTGAACCACTCCCGGTCGCATGCAATACCCCATGTATGGGGTGGTTCCAGCATGCGGTTTATCGACCATCCTTATTTTCAAATTATATCATAAAATGCGATCAAAATACAAGGGAACAAATGTTCTTTTATTGGTTCAAAAAATATTTTTATAAGTTGAAAAGATTTTCAAGGCCAGTTTTGACCCTGATTTCAGAGTTTTCAGACAATTCACACAATTCAGACGCACTTTGAGGTATAATATGCTTAGTTATATGTATATTATGGTTCTTCCAATATCTTAATATTCTTTTCAGTCATTTTCTACACCTCCATTTCTATCAATATATACCATGGAAATATCAACGTCAATAAATAATTCGACCCGATAAGCTTCAATTCCTTTTACATTAGAATCTAATATATCATCCGATAGACTTTCTAAAGGATCCTCCCTGCTGTCTTCATCAATATCAATGTAAAAGTAGTAATAGTCCTCACATTGCGCATCGATTCTAATCCGTGCAGGTGATGACAACTCAATACTTAAAATATCTCTCAATGTCATTCTTATCGTCCTTTCTCGCGTGATAGATGCAGTAGATTAATTGCCATAGTTTACCAATACCATATATAATGGCCGTTAAAATTCCTATGACGCTCACAATAAACAGAAAACATAATGAAACTTCATATATAGCACTCAGCATATTATTCTCCTTTTTTCTTTATATCAATTCTAACAATATCCTTTACTCTATAGATAGTATACTCGCGTTCTTCATCATGAACAACTATCTTCTTCGCCCTTCCATCCTCAACGTCCTGCACAAATAGTTCACAGATACTAATCATCAACCTTCACTCCATTCCTTTTTAATATTGCCTTTTCCAGATTCTTGTAAGAAATCTGGTTTAATTCGCTTTTTAGTGGTAGCTGCTTCTTCGCGTCATAAACCTCTTCAGTGTACATTATCATTCCACAATGCCGGCATTTCAAACACCGGATTATATCGCCATTCTCGCGATGAACCACCTTCACAACGTTTGCTTTCTCATGACAATTCGGACAAATCATTTTTAATCTCCTCCATTTCAGAATCCATTAGTTTCATGTATGTTCTAATAGCAATTTTAAGGTACATTGTTCGATATCCTTTATCTAAGGAATCTAAGAACTCTACTATATCTCTGTCTTTCTCGTCGTTCAATGATATGGAAAATACCTTTCTCATAAAACACCCATCCTTTCTTTGAAAATGCTTAAAATAAACAATATTAAATTGTATGTTTTCTGACTGTCTGAAAATGATTGAAAAATAATATTCAAAATTGAAATAATTTTTCAAGGCCAGTTTTGACCACGATTTTGAAGTTTTTTAGAATTGTCACACAATTCTCACAATTCACACAATTCAGACGCGCTTTTGAGGTATGTTATGATTAGTTGTATGTATATTATGGATCAATCTCTTTCATTAAACTGATTGCGTCTTCAGTGGATATATAATCCAAAATAAACAATAAATTAACATAACCAGAATATATACCCATTTCATAAAAATAATCTTTATATACCAAAACTCTGATCATTTCGCCAATAATAGCGCTCTTTTGAGAAATGCTTAGACTCATATTATTTAAAATATCAATATTTTCATTCTTCATCTTCCCTCACCTCCTTTAATTTTATGTATTATCTTCATGTGCATAAAAACCTACAATAAATTTCTTCTTAATAAATATACTATTGCCGTTGACAGGAGCTATATAAATATAATCTTTTTCGTCATTATAAGTTTTTATAACAATGCTCATTACGTCTCCTACAGACAAATCAGAAAACATACCTTCCTTATAAAAACGCATTGTAAAATTCCCATATTTTGTGGTAAACACGACTTCTATAAAGCCCATTTTCCTTCACCTCCTTTATGATGTCTATATGATATCACAAATATATTAGAATGTAAATAGGTATAGAAAAAGAAGTAATATTCTAAAAACGCTCTATTGCATTAGTGTAGTAAAGAATCGGGATAAAGAAATAGGCCCCTCAACAGGGACCCATCTCTTCATCTTTTTCTATTAAATCGTTCAATTCCTCGTAAACTTCTGACGTTATAATATCCGCCTGATACAATGCAAGAACATAACCCCTATAGTTTTCAATTAACCTCTGTTGCATCACTGGATCATCAATTTTTGTGTTTGTCAATATAAAATGTGCTGTAGATAGCCTATCAGCTATCTTTTCGATGCTTCTTTTTGTTTTTGGCTTAAATCTCTTGACTCTTAACCAATGATAAAACATCCATTTGATACTCTCCTTATACATGCTAAACCCTTTCCGCGCTTTTAGCTTTCGCCCAGCTTATATGATATCGGATGCTAGGCGCTTCACAGCGCTGGCTTCCTTTATCTTGACTATATTATAGCAGATATTTGTTTACCTGTCAATAGGTTTTTGAAAACTTTTATAAGAAAAAAACCCCGCTAGGCGGGGATGCATCAATATTTTTCAGTCTGCAGTAGGTCAAAAACATTATATGCAGAATTTTCCAGTTCATAAAAATCAATTTTTGAAATTACATTGGCCCTACATAATGCATATAAGTAAGTAGAATATTCAATATAGCATTCCCTTACTAAATCAACGTGAGCATTATAGTAATGCCCTTCCCGAATTAAATCGTATGTTACAAAATATTCATTAAACAGACGATTTGTGTATTTACGTAAATCATATTTCAATAATTCTGTAATGTCCATATTATTGATATAATCAAGTGTTTCTTTGCGTGTCATGGTTAATCCTCCTCAATTTGAATAGTCCTATTCTTATAAATAGTTGCGCCGTACTTCATGCGAATTTCTTCCATTTTCAGCTTACTTCCGCCTCTCACATGGCGCGGGTTCGGTGTCCAATACCAACGCTTTTTTCCGCCAGAAAAACGAAAACCCATTGATTTTAGTTTTTCCTTATTTTGATAAGTATTTTCATTGAAAAGCCATATCCAAGAACCTACTAGCTCGCATGAAATGTTCATGGAAAGAATATCATTGATAATGGAATCAATTGTATAATCCTCTTTTTCCATTTTCACGTTATTCTTGCTTTTATACATTTCATATGCTTCTTGTAAATCTTGCATATCCTCAGTGCTTCCGCCAGCGTCCGGATGGGCTGTTTTCGCCAGGCGGATATAAACCCGCCTGGCTTCCTCCAATGATGAGCAATTATAAAAATAAGTATAATATTTATTCATCTAATTCATACTCCTTCC